GATTTAATCTTATAAACCTTAGATTTGAGTTCAGTGATATAATGATAGACCCAGATGGGGTAACAAGACATGGAGTCATGCGATTTCGTGCAATTATATTAGGTACTAGCTAAACATAGGAGATTAATATGGCAGCACAAAAAGGAGCATCACTCTTGCTCAAAGTCGGAAATGGGGGTTCGCCTGAAAGTTTTACAACTATCGGTGGACTAAGATCAACTTCAATTACTTTGAATGATGAAGCTGTTGACGTAACCAACAAAGATTCATCAGGTAATAGAGAACTACTTGCAGATGGTGGTATTCACTCAATGTCTATATCAGGCAGTGGTGTATTTACCGATGCAGCTAGTGAAACAACACTTAAAGGAACTATGAACGCAGCAAGTTTTACAAACTTTCAACTCATAATTCCTGATTTTGGTACTTACACAGGTGCTTTTATGTGTTCTTCATTAGAATATGCAGGTGAATTCAACGGAGAAGTTACCTATTCTGTAACACTTGAATCATCAGGTGCTATTACATTCGCTACAGTCTAATGGCTTGGAATAAAGTCAACGTAAATGTCGGTAAGAAAAAAGTTGAAGCTGACATGAACGGTACAGATTTAGAGATGCCGAATGTCGTTGAACTAGGCGATAGCATCAATATTGATGGTAAACCCTACAAGGTGTCATCTTTTGAAATAGACGAGAGAGATGATAGATTAAAAATCAAACTTGCAATGGCAAGTCCAAAAAAAGAGGTAAAGTCAGATGGCAAATCCAATGAAAGGGGAAGTTGAAGTCACCTTAGGTGACGACACTTTTAATTGTCGCTTAAACATTGATTCGCTTGTCAAAATAGAAAGCGAGATAGGGGTAGGAATAATACAGTTGGCTCAAAAAATGAGTCAAGCTGATATTAGGATCACAGAACTTGCTACTGTTCTTAGGTATGCACTTAGGGGTGGTGGTAATGACTTTGATAACAAAAAAGTATTTAAACTTATTGAAGATAATGGGATTGTTGCTGTCAGTGCTGTCGTAGCAAATCTTATTACCAGTACACTAAGTGACCCAAAGGAAGAATCTGAGGGAAAGGAAGAAGCAGTAGCGTAACAGAGATAGATTGGAGAAGATATATGGAAATCTGCTTGGGAATGATGTTTATGTCACCAAGAGATTTTTGGAATCTTGCACCACGTGAGTTATACGCTGCTGTAGAAGGCTTTACCGAATTCCACACATCACAAACCGAACAACCCATGTCTAGAGATGAACTAGACGATCTTATGGAGTTATACCCTGACTAATGGCTAAACCTATTGATGAACTAATAATTCAGATCAAGGCAGATACTAAACAACTGCAAAAAGAACTTGATCAAATAAAAGGTAAAGTAAGAGCCACTGGTACTGCAGGTTCAGCAGCTTTTGGTGCAGGTGCAGGTGGACTAGCAGGTAACATGAGCAAAGCAACTAAAGGTGCTGTTGCTCTTGGTGCTGCTTTGGTTGCTACTGGTGTTGCAGTTTCAAAAATTGCACAAATAGGTGCTGTCTTTGAAGATTTAGCTGACTCATTAAACACAGTATTTGGTTCAATAGAAGCAGGTGATAAGGCTATGTCAAGAGTCTTTGAATTTGCACAGAAAACTCCATTTCAAATAGAAACAGCTACAAAAGCATTTATTGCTCTTAAATCAGCAGGTATAGAGCCAAGTAATAGAATGTTACAAGTATTTGCTGATACTGCATCTACATCAACAGATCAGCTTGGTGTATTTGAAGCCTTAGTTAGAACTGTACAGAGGTCTGCATCAGGTGGTTTAGGTCTTGAAGAACTAAACATGATAATGGACAGAGGTATTGATGTTCTTGGTATCTTAAATGATGAATTAGGTCTTACTAAAAACGAAATAGCAGATTTTGGTGCAACTGCAGAAGGTGCAAAACTAATTACCGATGCTCTTATAGAAGGGCTAGATAGAAAGTTTGGTGGTGCTATGGAAAGCAAGATGGACAACTTGTCCACAAAAACATCAAACATGACCATAGCCCTAAAACAATTAGCCAACACAATATATGAGGGTGGTTTAGACCAAACCCTAAAAGATATGGCAGATAATGTTACAAGGTTTGCTGCAGGTGTTGAAGCTAGTATCAAAGCATCAAGAGGTATAGGTGTTGGAATAGCACTAACAGGTAACATCCACGAGGATATTCCTGCATTACAAGCAAGAAGAGAGGAATTAGAGAGATTAGAAAGACATCAAAGAGCATTAACTCAAGTAACTGAACTAGATTCCAATACAAGGGCGCAAGCAGCACTTGATGCAGATAATTATGCTTTACAACTAGCAAATGTAAACACTGAATTAAGAAGGCTTGGCAGAGAAGAAGTAAAAAGAATGCAAGCCTTCAGAGATGGTACTGATGTTGATACAGAGTCATTAATGATTAAAGGTAAACTTGCAAGAGCATCATCACTTTTACAATCAGAAATTCAAAAACTAGAAGGTGACACTGATCTTTTAGCATTTGCAGGCGAGAATCTAAATAGAATATTTGAAGATAACAAAGAAACTTTTATGAAATTAGGCATAGAAGATGCTCCTGCTTTAGGTGTTGCATTAGATGAAATAAGAGAAGCATCAGGTGAATTAGCTAAAACATTAGATGAAGAATTAAAACAAGCAGTAATAAATCAATCAAACGCTTTTACGACAGACTTTGTTAATTCATTAATGGAAGGTGAATCTGCTTTAGAATCTTTTAAGAATTTTGCAAGGAATATAGTAAGTCAAATAATATCAATATTTCTACAAATGTCAGTTGTCAATGAAATCTTAAATAGTGCATTTAATCTTACTGGTAATAATGCACTTGCCACAACAAGAAACACAACAAGAAGTGGTGGTGGTCGTGGTCCATCTTTAGCAGGTGGTGGTAGGATACAAGCAGGTGTACCTACACTTGTTGGAGAACGTGGTGCAGAGATATTTGTACCCAATACAGGGGGTACTATCATGAACAACATGAATACACAAAACGCACTTGGTGGCAATGATGCAGTGGTAGTAAATCAAACTATCAATCTAAGCACTGGTGTAGTACCAACAGTAAGGGCAGAACTAATTAAGATGATGCCACAAATAAGCGAAGCTACTAAAGGAGCAGTACTAGAATCTGCTTTACGTGGTGGCTCTTATAGAAGAGGATTGCAAGGTGGCTAAAATAATAACAATGCCAACTACACCTAATTTTTCTAGGAGTAGTTTCAGATTAGTGCGTACTATTGGACAAACTGTTTCGCCATTTACAGGTAAGACTAAGACACAAGAGTTTGATGGTGTTTATTGGACAGCAGATGTAACGCTTCCACCCATGAATAGAGCAATAGCTTTAAACTGGCAATCATTTTTATTAGAACTTAAAGGAACTGTAAATCATTTTAAGTTTGCTGATCCTGATGCACTTACAAACACAGGCACATACAGCACAAACTATTTAGAAGGTGATAAACGTGTAAACAATACAAGTGTCACATTATCCTTTAGTGGTAGCACTATAACAGCAGGTGCATCTACTTTTGCAAGTGCTAGAGCAGGTGATTTCATACACGTTACAGGTGCAACGAATGATGCAAACAATGGCACACACAAAATAACATCAGTAACTTCTGCAACCGTTGTCGTTGTGGACAGCACACTTACTACAGAATCAAGCACTGCAAGTTGCAAAGTAAGACAAAACGTCAAGGGTGCTACAGGATTATCGCTTCTCGCTTCATCTAACGGTGCTAGTGGAACGATTAAGAAAGGGGACTACTTAGGTGTCCTATCTAGTGCAAGTGAATCAGGAACACCTGCACAGTACTTAATGGTTACAGAAGATGCAACAGCAACATCTGACTCAGGTAAAGATTTTTATTCTGTCAAAACAGAACCAAAGTTAAGGTCAGATTTAACAGACGGACATTACATCATTTTTAACAATCCAAAAGGATTATTCAGGCTTATTGGAAATGAGGTTGAATGGTCTGCAAACGCAGCTTCAACATATGGGATATCATTTTCTTGCATTGAGGTTTTGTAAATGGCTACTAGATCAGGAATTGATAGTGCCATTACCAACAGGCTAGGTGCTGATCATCAAGAATTATTTGTTGCAGTCAAAGCAGAATTTGATTCAGACACAGTGCGAGTTTGGTCAGGCACAGACGACTTAACAATTTCAAGCGAAACTTATACTGGTGCAGGTTCTTTGCTGTCTGTTGGTAATGTAGAGGATACTTTTGATTTAAAAAGCACTGGTTTGAGTATTGGCATATCAGGCATGGATACTACCGTTTTAAATCTTGCACTTACAGAAAATTATCAGAATAGATTTCTAACACTTTTTTTAGGATATCTTATGGGTGGTTCAAATGAAGTTGCAGGAACTATCGTTTTATTCAAAGGTCGCATGACAAGCATACAAATAAATGACGATCCAAATGGTGCAAATATACAAGTTGATTGTGAAAATAGGCTAATTGATTTAGATAGACCGTCAAATCTTAAATATACAAATCAAGCACAAGAATTTTTATTTAGTGGTGACGTTGGCTTTAATAGAATACAAGCATTACAAGACAAAGAGATAATTTGGGGTAGAACAACAAGTAATGGTGGTGGTTATCAAGGTGGTGGTAGTGGTAGTCAACACGATGGTAGTAGAGGTGATTTTCAAGAAAAATGAAAAAACAAAATGATTGGGAAGATAAGTTTGATATGTTTATGCTTGAAAGCAAGGACAAACCTTTTGCATGGGGTAAGTGGGATTGTTGTATTTTTGCTAATGCTTGTGTAAAAGCAATGACTGGTAAAAGTCTAATACCATCTTCTTTGAAATGGACTGATGAAAAGTCTGCAAAGAAAGCAATAAAGGATTATGGCAAAACACTAAGAGGTGCATTGGACAAAGCCTGTAAAGCAAAAAAAGTAAAACAAATAAAACCATACATGATATCTAAAGGTGACTTAGTTATCTTTTTACAAAATAAAGATCAAGTTGTTGGCATTAGTGATGGATACAGCATACATGGTCCAACAGATGATGGTCTTACAGCAAGAGGTAATGATCAAGCTAAATACGTTTGGAGAATTGATTAATGGCAAAGCATCTTAAAAATGCAATACGAGCAGCAATAATTATAGCTGTTGCACTATATGCACCTTATGCTCTTAATTGGATTACAGGCGCACAATTAGCAACTGCAGTTGTTGCAAGTGCTGTGACAACACTGATTGGTTCTATGACACAAAAGGGCATAAGTGCTACTGCAGGTAACTTTGGTGCAAAATTTACTACAAGAAGTGCAATTGCACCAAGACAGATAATATATGGTAAATGTCGTGTTGGTGGAACTTTTGCACATATAGAAACAAGTGGTACAGACAATCATTTATTACATCTTGTTTGTGTTTTATCAGGACATGAAGTAGAAAGCATAGAAACTGTACGAATTAATGATGTTGATGTTACAACCTCGTCAAGCACAATATCAGGCTCAACTGTCTTTGCTGCAACTAATACGGAATTTACAAATACTGATAATGCAAATAATTTTGGATCAGGTCGTCTTGTGCGATTTACAAAAAAATTAGGTGCAGCAGATCAAGCTGTTGATGGTTTTATGGATGCTCAATTATTAAGCATGACAAGCAATCATAGGTTTAGAAACTGTGCCTATGTTTATATGCAGATTGTTTATGACACAGAAAAATTTAGTGGTTTGCCACAGATAAGTTTTATTGTAAAAGGTAAAAAAGTTTATGACCCAAGAACAGGAAACACTGCATGGTCAGACAACCCTGCTCTTTGTGTAAGAGATTATCTTACTGATACTGTTTATGGGTTACGTGCTACCAGTGACGAAATTAATGACACAACAAATGCAGGTGGTTTTGCAAGTGCTGCTAATGTCTGTGATCAAAGTGTGACTCTTGCTAATGGTGTGGATACGGAAACTAGATATACAGCTAATGGTTTTACAACAATGGCAGCTACAGGAGAAGGTGTAATTCAAGGTCTACTTAGTTCTTGTGCAGGAAGAATTACATATACAAATGGTAAATTTAATATGTTTGCAGGTGCATCTCAAACACCATCTCTTACACTCAATGACGATAATATTTTGAGTCCTGTACAAGTAATTACAAATCCAAGCAATACTGAACTTTACAACACAGTCAAATCTGTATTTGTAGATGGCGATAACGATTTTATTGCAACAGATGCACCAATACTTCGTGACTCTACACTACTTGCAAACGATACACCACAAGGCTCAAGCACTGCTAATTTTATTAAAGAGTTTGAACTTAACTTACCATTTACTACAAGCAGTAGTAGGGCAATGCGACTTCAAAAAATTGCACTATTAGATCAAAGACAAACCACAACAATTACATTACTAGCAGACTTAAAGTTTATGAGATTACAACCTAATGATTGGGTTTATGTGACTAATGAACGCATGGAATTCACTAATAAAGTTTTTATTGTCATATCAACACAGTTAGAAGTAAATGAAGATGAAGGTGTGCCAGTAGTTATGACAAGATTAACCTTAAAAGAAACTGCATCATCGGTATTTTCTTTTGCTCAATCAGATTACGAAACTGTACCTGCAAGTGGTAGTTCAGTATCTACAGGTGCAATGACGATCACAGCACCAACAGGATTATCAGGAACAGCAAGTGATAACAATAGCTTTTCTGTAAACAATAGAAATATCACACTTAGTTGGACAAACAACAATACACAAATGATTACTGGTACGGAGATTGGCTATAAGAAAAACACAGAAAGCACTTATAGCGATTGGGGAATAGTTGGTCCAACAATTACACAAGCTGTACTAAGAGGTCTAGAAGCAGGACAAACTTATAACATAAGAATAAGACACGTAAGTATAAATGGTACGTTTAGTGCATATGTCACTGTAAATGTTGCATCAGGTGGTACTGCATATACAAATATAGAAGATGGTGCAACTGCAGGTGCAAGAGTAGGTACAAACCTTAAAGCTGTAGATGGTGTAACAAATCTTGGTGCTGTTGATGTAATTAACAGTTCATTATCATTAGGTATATCAGGTACAACATTAATTCTTAACAATGGTGGTGGCAACACAACCTTAGGTAAAGCTAACGTAGGTCTTAATAATTTAGGTGATCTTGACAGTTCACAAAACAGCAAACTTAATGGTGTAGAAGCAGGTGCAGACGTTACTGCAAATAACACAGCACAAAATATTAATAATCAAGGTGCTTTAGCAACACAAAACACAATTTCAAACTCAAACATTGATAACAATACGATTGATGTTCCTACAAAAGTCGTCTCAGGAAGTGTAGGTGAGATTGGTGGCACATCAGGACAAAACAGTACAGACAATTCACAGAATATAGAGATCACAGAGTTAGTAAGATTTATTTATGGTGATAACAATAAACCAAAGCATATAGTAGGTACTGCATCAACCACACACAATCCAAGTGTTTCAGTTGGTGATGTTATGGGTGGCTCACCAAGATTTAATTTTAATTTTACGACTCATGGATATAGTGGTAATAAAAATTATGTGATATCAGTAGGTCTTGATTTTACAGGCTCAACCACAAGCAGTTCAGAATCAATTTTAGCTGTAGCTATGAGAGCAACAACGAGTGCTAGTAATTTTACATCTCAAACAGAAAGTGATTACATATTTACTGATAAGATAGCTTCAGCAGGTAGTCATGCAGCTGGACCACACATTCTTAATGCAAAAGTTTCTCTTGCAGGTAATACACAACATTACATATGGGTGTTTGCTCTTGGTGATGATGGTATAAGTAGTTATAAATCAGGTTTTATAAACGTATTTGGATTAAATGACTAATGAAAGATGCTTGGATTGAATTGACACAGACAAGAAATAATAAGCTGTCTGCTTCGGATTGGACACAGTTGCCTGATTGTCCGTTGTCAGAAAGTAAAAAAGCAGAATGGGCAACTTATAGAACAACACTCAGACAAATACCAAACAACCTTAGAAATCATGAAAATTACGTCAGTGATGCAGAAAGTAATCCTTTTGATGGTTCTATTATGGAATGGTCATACCCAACAGAGCCTAGCTAATGGATAGTTTTATACAAATAATTAATGAGGTTGGTTTTCCAATAGCCACTGCACTTGGTCTTGGTTTCTTCATATGGAAACTTATCAACAGAATTATTGATGGCATGGAACAAAAGCTAGATACCCTTGATGACAAACAAGCTGAACTTATATCTAACATGGAAGAAAGGTTAGGTACAAAGCTAGATGCACAACATGGCATTTTGGTAGCCTTGATTGATAGGGTGCGTAGTCTTGATAATGAGATTATTAGACAAGATACACTTATAAAAACTATACTTGGTGTACCACAGCTTATTGATAGTGGCAAAATTGCAAAAGCAAACAGAGATGATCAAAGAAAAGATTAAGCACACATGAAACTTAACCTAATAATTGTAGCAATGTCAGTGACCTTATTAGGGGGTAGTTGGGCATATATTAAATGGCTACAGTCAGAAAATGAAACCCTAAGAACAAACCAAGCAAAGCTAGAACAATCAATAGCAGACCAAAACGAGAGTATAAAAAACTATCTTGCCAATCAAAAACGTCAGACAGAGCAGATAACATTACTTGAAACCCAACGCCAAGAAGCACAGAGAGAATTAAATAAACTAAGAGATACATTTGCCAAACATGATATAGGAAAGTTG